ACAGAGCGAACATCCTTTGGGTTAAAGATGACAAGCTCGCCACCAACCTTGAACCCTGAGAACCCGTCCTTGGCCATCTTCTTTTGAGCCTTGCGCTTGATCAATTGAAAGTCAGTATTATCCTTGACCGACTTTCTCACGCTCTCTATCGCAGCGCCAAAATCCTCATTTGTACCAACCTTGCCTCGAATAAAAACAGGCAGGATACGAGCGCCTTCATCAAAGCTCTCTTCTGTAAAGTCTTTACCCTTTTCTTTGAAGGTGCGGATGTATTTCTCAGTGTACCGAGGGTCTTGGGCAACATAGATCCCGGGGCCAAGCTTGCCGCGCTCAGACGGCTTTAAGCTTGTGAAATCAAGAGAATCACCCTCAAACTTATCCGTGGCATGGTAATACACCGTATCAGTGTCGAAACCAGCCTTCTTAGCCCTCTCAAGACGATCAGCAGCCTTACCCAATCCACGGGCAGCTCTCATAACACCGCCAACAACGGGCACCACACCGATTCCCTGAAGAACCGCTGACCCATAGTTGCCTTCGCGCAGATTTTCAGCAAGGCTAGGTGACCTCGGGCCTTCCATAACCATGCCAGAAATCGATACATTACCCGCAGGGAACTCAGGGAACTCGCCGCTAATGTCAATTAAGCCAAGGGGATCAGCAAATGCGGCCCCAATGTTGGCCATCTGGGCTGGGCTTAGGTCGGGAACCTCAATCTCAGGACGCCGGCCCATCATCTGGCCGACTGAGCCACCCAAGTTGTAGCCAAAGATGTCGATATCATCCGTTCTGGACATTACGCGGCCTCTTGCTGGGAATTAAAATACTCTTTCAACAGCACGAACCACTCGTCGAGGGTGATAACCGCTGTACGAGAGTTATCTCGCGGCAAATTTGGGTTAATCGCATACAGCGGCAGGCACACCCTGATCGCCTTATTATTAAACTTGTATACCAGAATCGGAACATTATCACCACAGGCCGCGCAGACCTGATCCCACCACGCGGTTGCATACCACCAGCCAGACTTGTACGCCTTACACTCAAGCGCGTGGCCCGGGATCTGGATGTCACACAGGTCGGCGGTTTGGTATTGATCAAGATTACGCTTGCAGGTAAAACCAAGGGCATGCTCATCGGCAAACGCATTGATGCGCTTTACGCAATCGCGCTCGAAGGATGCCCCCTTGTTTCTTGAATCCGCCATCGGGACAGTTTATGCGAAAAAAAAATAGAAATAAAATTTTATAAGGGATATCGTATCAGTCCTCCCAAAAAAAAATCCTGCTCAGCCGTCATCAGTTTTTGTTCCCCTTAACAAAAAACTGAAGGGCAGGGTTCCTTTCTAAGCAAACAATACCTCATACAGAATTTTGGTGACTGGGTGCGTAAAACCTTGCTATAGCTATCGCGCCACAGGCGGTCGCCAAAAAGGGGGGTGTGGGGGTCGCAATCTAACGCGATTTCAGCCCCTTTTTCCGGCCCCATAGGGTTCCTGTGCTCGCGCCAGGGTGCGCCTGAGAGGCCTCTGAGGGCGCTCTGAGGGCACATAAACCATGCAGGACGCGGTCATGACGCATGCCGTATCGCCCCTGCTCAGAGCCGCGCAGTCTTGGCGCAACCAGAACAACCTCTGCGTACTGCGTAAGTCATTGTTTTTGCAGGGAATTCCCCGAAAAAAGGGCAAAATCAGCATTTTTGTAGAATTTTGAGGGGTCGGGCGGGAGGCGGGGCCAAGACGAGGTTCTTTTTCGGAATGCGCGAAGCCGACAAGGTTAATGGTCTTTGTCGTCGAACTCCGCCTCCACACCCAGCAGTTCATTCAGCCGGTGCTTGATGTCTTCCTTGTTCATCTTCTGCAAGTCTGCGTTGATGTTCAGGTTCTGGCTGCGGTGGATCGTCAGCCCCGCAAGCTGGTTCAACTCTTTCACTGCGCTCACCGCTGCGTTGTACGCTCCTGTCTCGAAAGCCGTCTCCGCAATGTTCCACAGCATCGCCCCAGTCTTCTGTGGCGTGATCGCGTATTTCTCCCGCAACTCATCCTGCTTAATGCGAACCGCTCGCGTGACCTTCGGGAAGTCCTTGCCGTTGAGCATCTTGGTCGCGGCGCTTGCCGGGAATGAGAACCCAGCCCTTCGTGCCGCTTCTGTCTGTCCACACGCGCCCTCGGTGTAATGCCAGACGAACGCTGTCTGCATGTCAGTGATCCCTGCCTCATCGTCTGCCAAGAATGTCTTGGGTGTCTCGACTAACTGCTTGCGCTCTTTCCTTGGCCTTCCCCGTTTGGGCTTGTCGTCAGCCATTTGTTGCTCCTTAATCTGTTGAACACTACCCGCGCCTCTTCCTCTGAAAGAGGCGCTTCTCTGACGCTCTCCCGCTCGTCTGAGTTCATCAACCTCCATCGCCTGAAGTTGTTTTCCTCACCCGATTCCTGATCATACACGAACCTCTCCATCCGCCTTCTCCCTCATTAGGGTACAGGGGGCAGGGTACAGCGCATCAAAACTTTTTTAAAACCTCTATGAGCACTTCCCACTGTCCATACCCATTACTATATATATATATTTATATTTTATTTAAGATACCCTACCCTACCCTGTTAAGAACATTAAGTATTTCAAGCACTTATAATACATTCAAATAGGGTATCAATTGACATACCCTTAGAAATCCTTGCCCCAGCTATCACTAAACTTGTCCGCACTCCCAATCTCGACCTTCGTGTAGTCCAAGTCGTACACTTTTTTGCCATTACTTTTGCGAGGTTCTAGCCCAAACTGCGCCAGTACCCTGCTTGCATCCTTGATATCCGGCATCCTTGGTTGACTGATTCCGAGGTCTCGGAGCAGCTTTGTCATCTGAACTGGCTTGGTGTTCTGGCTCTGGAAGTGTACGTGTTCGAGGATTAGATCTTCGACGGTGCTCTGGGTGCGATAGGTCTCGTTGCTGCTCTGGAGCATCTCGCGCTCCTCTGCGTTGAGATACCAGCTCTCCTTCTGGTACAGCGTCTCCTTGATCTCTGCCCACAGTTGCTGCATGTCGATCCCATGGTTTGCATTGATATCGGTCACGGCGACGACCCAGAACCGTCTGTTACCTGTGGTATCAATCAGGAACTCACGCTCGTTGACGCTGCCGTAGAATGCGGTTCTGCGCTGGTACGTGGTGCTCGCCCGATCATAGGGTAGGCGCAGCTCGTCAACCTTCTTGCCCGTGAACTGCTTGAGAGAGTCTATGTCCGCCCTCTTGAACGTGCTGCCCAGCTCACCCAGCTCTGCTACCCAGTGGCTCACAACCTGCTTCACGCTGTCCTTGTCATTCGGGTTCAGTGTCGCACCCTCTAACAGCCAGCCCTTCTCGTAATCCGCCAAACGCTTAAACCAGAGGGTCTTACCTAGCCCCTGAGCGCCCTGAAAGACCAAGATGCCTTCGAGGGATACACCGTTTGGCTCACACGCTGCGGCCACGCAACCGATAAGCCACTTGGTCATCAGCATCTCCTTCAATGGCTCGTTGGTGCTCTTGATCGTGCTCAGGAACTCCTGCATCCTACTGCGGCCATCCCATGGCCTACTCTCGATCCATTCCTTAACCGGGTTGTACTCCTTGGCCAAGAGCTTTAGGTAGTCCCGCACCTTCTGGTGAGGCACCCCAATCTGGATACAACGGTCTTCGATCTCAATCAGGCTCGACTCGTCACGCATATCGGCTATGAAGTTGCTGTGCGGTATGTTGATCTCCATCGCCTTCTTGATCACGTTGTAGCGCACATCAATCTGATTGACCGTCAGCACACCCCGCACATTGTCCTTAGTGTTTAGCATCCGGCCCTTCTCGCTGGTGTTCCACTGGTACTCGACCGGCACATCAACCTTGTTCAAGTCGGGAAGCAGCTCACCCTCCAGCGCGTGGTCGTTGTAGTCACCCTTGCTCTGGGGTATCAGAACCTCGGCCTGAGCGCCGATACGACGCACCACCTGTGCGGCTTTGACTGCCTCAACCTCGCCCGTCTTGGTGTCATCACAGTCGGCAATGAAGACATGCTTAGCCTCGGGAAACCATCCGCTGATTGTCTCTGCGACCGGGGATAGATTGTATGCGTCGAAACAGATAACCACGGGCTGACCAAGGTCTGCGTAGTAACTCGCACCCGTGGCATATCCCTCGACATAATTAATGGTGTGCGCCGTCCGCATCTGCTGCGGGTCGATGACAAAGAATGATCCAGCCTTCTTGCTATGCTTCATAAAAAGCTTCTGGCCATCGCCGTCGATGTACTGCAACCCAACGATCTCAAGCTTCTTATCAAGCATGGGCAGAACCAGACGATTGCCCCGCTGCCTGAGACCATGGTTCTCTACACCCTTGCGCTGAAGGTATAGGTTGTCCTCAGTCGCTTCGGGGTAGCTATCCCACCGCTCCTTCGCAAGCCTTGCGGCTTCACGTTGATTCTGCTCGGTCTCTTTGGCCTTCTCCTCCGAGAGCATCCTGATCTGCTCGCGCTCCTCGTCGGTCATCTTATGGTTCACCGCATTGTCAGGCTTCCAAGTCGCGGTCGGCTCATCGTTGCTCACCGTGCGGTCACCACAGCGACCGAAGGGTACGTCCTGATCCAGCCACACCTGATACCACCCGACGAGCTTCTGCTTGCCACCAACGTCCATGTAGGCGCGGCCAATGTCACCGCCTATGACTAACCCCTTCTTTGACTCTACCGTCATACCATTCGACAAAAGAAAAGACTCGAACTCACCTCGCAGGTCACCACTCAATGGCCGGCTGAAGTCTTTGCTTTTGCCGTCAGTTATTTTTAATCCCATGTAAAATTCACCTTGATCACGTTTTCCCAGATGTGCATAATAGTACAACATTTTGCAAACACACAAGGAAAAACGATGGGAATCATAGCAACTGGTGGCGGCGGATCAGACTTCGAGCAAGTCCCGACTGGCACACACAACGCAATCTGCTACAAGTTGGTGGATGCTGGAACCACAATGAACGAGTATCAAGGCGAGGTGAGCAAGCGTCACAACGTCTTTATCTTTTGGGAGTTACCCGAGCTTCGTATGGCGGATGATCGACCAATGTCAATCAACTGCCAGTATACGTTAAGCCTGAATGAACGTGCAAAATTGCGGCAGCATTTACAGGCATGGCGTAACAAATCTTTCACCGAAGAAGAGTTGGCATCCTTTGACCTGACCAAGATCTTGGGAACAACGTGCAAGGTCGATGTCGGCTTAACCAGTGGCGGCAACGCCAAGGTGCAGGGCGTGTTCTGCGCCGATGGTGGGGCAAAGAAAGTTCCAACGGTAAACGATCAGGTTGTCTTCGACTTAGAGGATTACTGCAATGAGTTCAACGGCAACTCAGGCAAAGCCAGCAAGATTGCCTGCGATGTTTTCGACGGCCTACCACGGTTTATGCAGTGGCAGATCGGTGGGTGCGACGAACCCGGCAAGGACAAGGTTGAGCCATGTTTCGAGCTTCAGGCTGCGATGAAGAAGGGCGTCCCAGAACCTGAGATCGAGCCACAGAAGAAGGCGAAGAAGACAGAGCCAGTCGGCGAGGAATTCGTTGACGAT